ATCCAGAGAAAAATAAGCTTGTTGTTTTATCGATAAAGGACATCGAAAAAAGAAAGCCCAAATATGCCTCAGTTGAGTTTTGGGGTGGGGAAAAGGACGTTTGGGATAACGGTAAAAAAGTCGGCAGGGAAACCATAGAGGGATGGCACGACAAGATGTGCTATAAGACAATTTACCGGGCCGCCTATAAAGACATCACAATCGACAGCCAAAAGATTGATGACGATTATATGCGACTAAATCAACTTGAAAACGAATTCAAAGAGGCCGAAGTAGAACAAACGATTGTGGAAAACGCTAACAATGGCAATGTTGTTGATATCGTATCCGAAGACGTTCCGAACGACCACGGAACAGAAGAAGGGATTACGGATGCCGAGATAGTTGAAATGGACAAGCTGGCCGAGGAATTGAATGGTCAGCCCGTAGGCCCTGGTTTTTAGGGCATGAACTTAAAAGTTTTAGGTAGTAATTCGTCCGGTAATTGCTACCTCCTGCAGACAGAAACGGATACCTTGATTCTGGATTGCGGTGTTAGATACAAGGATATTCAGGTAGCATTGAATTTCGATTCATCAGGGGTTGCTGGGTGCATTGTCACCCATCGACATTCTGACCACCTAAGAGCGGCTAACGACATCATGAAGGCGGGGATTGAAGTCTATGCTCCGATTGACTGCGCGGAGCTTGTGGACGAATCCATGAAGCACAGATTCCATCCGGTCGATGTCGGAAAGCAATTTACAATAGGTGATTTCATTGTCCTTCCTGTCGAAGCACAACATGACGTTCCCTGTGTATCATTCTTAATCGTTTACAGGCCCACAGGGGAAAGATTGCTTTATACCACTGATACATTTTACCTAAAGAATCGCTTCAATTCGTTAGATTGGATCCTTATCGAATCGAACTACTGCAAGGATACCCTCGACGAAAACATAGCAAATGGAGTCATCCCGCGCGAAATGAAAAACCGTCTATTGGAAAGCCATTTTTCACTCGAACATGTCAAAGAGTTTTTATCTGCTAATGATTTGTCAAAGGTCAAGAAAATAGTTTTACTTCATTTATCCTCAGTTAACTCGGACGCAGAAAGAATGGTCAGGGAAATAACGGAGTTAACGGGTAAGGATACGGAGATTGCTGAAGCTGGGAAAAATATACCACTCGAATTATATCCTTTTTAGTAAATAGAACGGGCAGCTAACCACTGCCCACCAAAGGAGGAAGAAAAATGCAAAACACAGCAACAGAAATAGACCCCATCCTATTCACAGAACTCTACATGTCCGGCCTAAACGACATCGAAGTCGGCAAAATCATAGGCTGCGGTAAATCCCGGATTCAGAAAGAGCGCAACGAGTTAGACTTACCGCCGAACAAGGATATTTTTGCATGGCAAAAGGGTCTAGATAATGCCGAATTAGCGAAGATACCTGCTAAATATCGGAGGTAGTTATGGCTTATCAGTATTGGATAACTCCCGAACATTACTCTATAGCAGAAGAAAATGGCATAAGTGCAAACACTCTAGAAAAGAGAGTTCGGGACAGAGCGTGGCCGATAAAAGAAGCCATAACTATACCACCAATAATGCGTAATAAGTACACAGAATGGGTTGAATTAGCCAAGAAAAACGGAATAGGCAAGAGGACATTCGAGACAAGGATTTACAGGCATGGATGGACACCTGAGAAGGCAGCAACTCAACCTGTACTTGATCCAAGGAACAACATGAAAGTGGTCGGAGAAGCAAATCGAAAGCATCAGAAAAAATATGAGGAATTGGCACTCAGGAACGGTATTTGTCGCAGAACTTTTTTAAGCAGAGTGCTTAGGAAATGGAGTCTTGAGGATGCGGCGACTAGGCCGATTGAAACTAATCGTTGGCATAGCGATAAAAAGAAGGAGATGGAGAAGAAGTGAAGCCAATAGGAATCTCAGTAACAATGGACTCTTTCGGGAGGATTACGATACCCAAGCCATTGCGGTTAACGATGGGATATGACACTACGACACCGCTAGAAATGGTGTTAGATGGAAAAGGTTTGAGGATACAGAAGTACTCGAAAGAGTGTATGTTCTGCGGGTCTGATATTAAGGTTGTCGCGTGGCATGGGGATATGGTTTGCAGAGCATGTTCCTCTGATATTTTGGCGAAGAGTGTGAAGGAGGGCGTTGAGTGATGAAGACGGGTGAAATGTATACATATGCGTTAGTTAATCCTAATGCTAAATTTTATAGAACCAACTTAAATAATGCTGTTTATAAATTCCTTGATGGGCACTTAGTTTATTCCGATAACGATAAGTTTTCATGTGAAGTTCCGAAACTTGATGAAGATTGGGAATTAGTTCGTGATGAAGTAAATTTCATGACCGCGGTGAATAGTGGGAAGAGGATAAGGCCAGTAGATCATACTATTGACAGTTTCCTTAGATTCACGGAATGGGATCTCAGCCTTAAAATGATCAACGGCCTATGGCTAGTCGAGTAGTCCATGCAAAGAAATAAGGCAGAGATTAATCCTCTCTGCCGACTGAATACTTATAATGCTCATCCAGTACCTTCTTGATAAACTCCCTAATCACTAACCCCCTGGAATCTAGGGTGCCAATTTCCTTTCGATATTGATCTATCTCTTTTAATTGCGTAGGCGAAATCATCAGATTAAAGCGAACGAGTTTTTCCTTTTCCATAGTATCCCCTCCTGAAATATATTGTACCAGATAGGTATAGTATGGTCAACTTGGCCCCGTTGTATACGTTGGTTTATATGGACAACATGGTCATGTTTATGGTATACTATTAATATAGGAAGGAACGAGGTGAAAGTAAGTAATTGGGGAACACAAGAAGTCCTTGCCGCCATGAATTAAAGCAATCGCAAATTAAAAATAAGGAGTGAGAACATTGTCAAAAACTATAGAAAAAAGCGTTCTTGAAATGGCAAAGGGTGCATTAATCGAACAATTTAATACTGAGTTCGTGAAGATAGGTTCTAATATCCTCGACCCGAATACGGATGCTACTAAGGCCCGTAAAATTACCCTGACATTAACCTTTAAACCTGATGAGAACCGTGAATTTATTGGGTGGGAAGCTCAAGCCAAATCTACCCTTGCACCCGTCACGCCGATTGCAACAAGGTTCTTTTTGGGCACAGATAAAGACGGAATTCCTGTCGCCACGGAAATCGTTCGCGATGATCCGAACCAAGTCCATATTTTCGATGAACCGGAAGACGGTCAACCTGAAGCTCAAGACCCAAAAGTATTAAAATTCGGGAGCGTGAAATAAATGATTGAAGCAGCATTGAGATATATTAACAGTTTTCGTGATATCCAAGTCGTCCCTCACAATGGGCTCAGTTTTACAAACGACAAACTTTTTCAACTCCCAGAAGATGTTCCGGCAGTATTTTCTACCAAAACACTCGCAAGCCTAGTTGAGTTAATACTCAAGGAACACTCTCACGACTCCCTGAATGACCTTATCGTCCACGTTGACAGCCCAACTAAGGTAAATGTTCACACAACTCTCCGTGGACACCTTGACCGCTTTAATCTTTATACTGCAACAGCCGAGCTACCACGCATTATCCTTGATAACTACATTGACCTCGAAGCCATGAACATCTTGCTAAAAAGTGCATTTGTGCAAAACGGGACACGGGACGAGCTTATCAAAGTTCTCGGACAAGTTGTTGAGGATGCGATAAAGACCAGCGTTGACGATGGAATGTCGCAAACAGTAACAGTTAATACCGGGGTCAGATCACTTGCTAAGATGGAAATGCCTACAATCGTTAAACTGGCACCTTATCGAACGTTTATCGAAGTACCCCAGCCTGAAGGAGAGTTCTTACTTCGACTGAGAAAAGGACCGGAGGCGGCATTATTTGAGGCAGACGGTGGAGCGTGGAAGATGACTGCGCGGCAGAATATAAAGCAGTATTTTGAGGTTGCGCTTGCCGGATTAATTGAGGACGGAAGGGTTATCGTTACTGAGTAGAGGCAATAAGGGGTGGTTACGGCTACCCCGTTATTTAAAGGGATGATTTAAAGTGGCAAAAAGAAGGGCTATTTCGCAAAAGTTGAGGTTCGAAATATTTAAACGTGACAGTTTTAAATGTCAATATTGTGGAGCATCGGCACCAGAAGTAATACTCCATGTAGATCATATGAAACCAGTTGTTAAAAACGGAACAAATGATATGACCAATTTAATCACTTCTTGTGAAGGTTGTAATTTTGGTAAGGGCAAGAGAACTTTGAATGACACAACTGCCATCGAAAAACAAAAGGCTCAATTAGACGAACTTAATGAAAGACGTTCCCAACTCGAAATGATGATGAAATGGCGCGAGGGACTTTCAAGTATTGAGGAAACTAAATTCAAATATGCACTTGAAAAATGGTCGTATCTTGCCCATCCTTTTTCACCAACGGAAAGTGGAGAAAAGATATTAAAGATAATTATCAAGAAGTATCCACTGGAAACAGTTCTCGATGCAATAGAAACATCTACTGATCAATACTTGGAAAAAGATAAGGATGGAAAATTTACTGAAAAATCCGTCGGTAAGGCATTTGATTATATTGAAAAAATATGCGCAAACAAGAAGAGGGAACAGGAAAAACCTTATTTAAAAGATTTGTATTACGTACGCGGTATTTTAAAAAACAGGCTTAGTTCTCTGAATATGTGGAAGACATTGGATTTACTTGAGGAAGCCTATAGTCATGGGTTTGATTTGGAGGAACTAAAGAAATTGGCAAAAGAAGTTAGGAGTTGGACAGAATTTAGGAACGCTATTGAAGACTTTATTAGTGGGTGATGTAATGGCCCGTTCGAGAAACATTAAGCCTGGTTTTTTCTTAAATGATGTTCTGTCCGAAATAGAACCACTAGGAAGATTGTTATTCGCCGGATTATGGACGATAGCGGATAAGGCTGGAAGGTTAAGGGATAGTCCAAAGAAAATCAAAGCTTGTATTCTTCCTTATGATGATTGTGATGTAAATAATTTGCTAAATGAATTGTGGAAAAGGAAATTTATAACTCGTTATGTCGTAGATAACGAGGGATATATCGCTGTGATTAACTGGAAAAAACACCAAAACCCACATATGAAAGAAGTGGAAAGCGAGATACCTGAACCTGAAGAGGAAGCTTTTTATTCGGAACAAGAACTAAACGAGCATCATACTAGCACCATGCAAGAACAAGTTTTGCACGAAACTAGCCCTGCTGATTCCCTTAACCTGATTCCCTTAACCCTTAACCTGATTCCTGATTCCAGTACGGGTGCAAGCACCGTACAAAAAAACCCAAAGAAATCTAAAGTGGCTGTTATTAAAAAAACATTTGGTGAAAAAGTTCACTTGTCGGAAGCTGAGTATGAAAAGTTAGTCAAGGATAACGGTAAATATGACACGGATGAAATGATTGCCATCCTTGACAATTGGTATTGCTCTAAGGGAAAGCCTCCAAACAAATCTGATTATCATTGCATGGTCGGAAAAGGATGGGTATTAAGCAGACTTAACGAAGATCGACAAAAGCAATCCAGTAAACCAAAAACAGGATGGATTAACACCAGAACACCAAACCAATCCATTCAGGACAACATAACGGCCCAATGGTTATCCATGCACGAGGAGGCAGAAAAGAATGGACAAGCCTGAGTTTGCTAAATTTTATTCATACATCACGTCAATTACCACCGATACCAAGCCATCACCACAAAGGATGGAGGTATACTGGGACGCTCTTAACGACTTACCATTTAACATAGCCATGACCGCAGCTAGAAAAGTAATAGCAACCCTTGAGAATCCTTTCCTCCCAATGCCAGCCGTATTCCGAGGGGTGGCGGCACAAATCACAGGACCGAACATCCCGCCAGCACCGGACGCATGGGCAGAGGTTACAAAGTCAATCCGTAACCTCGGCATATATCGCGAACCGGAAGCGTTGGCAAGTCTTAGTCCTTTAACAAGAAAAGCAGTTGAAGCGATTGGATTTAAAGATATTTGCCTATCTGAAAACATTGATGTTATACGGGGTCAATTCCGAATGGCGTATGAGGCCTTGGAGAAAAGGGAGATAACGGACGCGAAAACCCCGCAATCTTTAAAGCAAATCATAGCAACAATGCAAGGGGCAAAGGATTTAGCCGAACCGAAACAGATAGCAAAGATTGACACCTAAAACAGTGAGGGGGCTTGGTTGTGATGAGCTATAACTTCTATATCCCACCAACTGCATATGAAATAGCTAATAAAAACGGAATAAGCACAAGGTTACTCACTGACAGAGTAAGAATCCTGGGATGGAGCATTGAAAGAGCAAAGAAAGATCCACCTCGAAAGCAAGGTGATTGGAAGAAGTGGACAGGTGTTGCAAAGGAGAACAATATTCCCCTCTCTGCATTTTACAGAAGGGTAAACGAATTGGGTATGAGTCCAGACGATGCAGCAACCATTCCCATGATGGGCAAGAGAACACTGATAGACAACATAGCAATAGCAAAAAGGAAATACCCCAAGGAATACGAGGACATGGCATTGGCTAACGGGATTGGAAAGAAAACTTTTGTGAGCAGGATGTTTAGGAAATGGGATCCTTTAGAGGCGGCGACTAAACAAGTTAAGAGATAAGGAGGAACCTAAATGCGAAAGCTAAAATTCAACGAACAAAAAATCTTGCAGCTCTACAACTCCGGCAAAAACGATACCAAAATTGGAAAGGCAGTCGGGATAAAGCCAAACACCATAGCGTGTTGGAGGTATAGAAATAATCTCCCGGCCAACATCGGCAACATATCAGATGGAACATACCTTACCGGGGTTAGTTATCGAGATGTGCTGGAACCTGAGCAGGTTGACGTAATGAGTGATTTCCTTATCAACTTACTCAAGGCTGGGAAACAAGCTATGGAGGCAGGAGTTAAGCCGGACGTTATGGGATTTATGGATACTTATGCCGGCAGGACTAAGAAGTGGTCAGAGGAAAGACGGGAGAGGGTGGCGAGATGAACTACTTCGACGAAGCCCGAAAACTCCTACCCCTCTCAAACTGCCTAAAACGTCACTACGCCTGTGTAATCGTTAAGAGTGGTCGAAGTTTATCCAATGGGTATAATACGAGCCTTAAAACATGTACTACGTGCGCTAGGATGGATATTGAACATAATACGGGAAGTTATGATGATTGTTTAGCCGTGCATGCCGAGGCTTCTGCTTTGATTAGGACTAAGGTCGATCTTGAGGGTTCTGAGTTGTATCTAGTCTGCTCGGATGAGGTTGATCCTATACCGTGTCCGGCATGCCAGAAGTTGTTGGACTTCGCAGGAGTTAAACAGGTAAGGGAGGTGCAGGGGTGAAACGCGGCAACATGCGAACCTACGGCACAGTATTAACGGAAAAGCTAGTCAGCGAAAAATGTACGACAATGGCTAGTCCATGCGTTCGCTACTTTGTCGATGCGAGTGGTAACAGGATAAGCGAGCCAGATAAGGTTGTAGCAGAAAGCGCATACATTGAGCCTGCGGAATACAGAAAGAGGGTTGATAATTTGAAAAGGGACGAAAAAGGGAAGTTTGTTAAGATGGAAACTACTCCATTCGAGATACCTAACACGCCGGGGAATTATCAAGCGATAGATAAGCTAGTAGAGGGTACAGAAGCACTATCAGGGGCTAGTAAAGAGGATGAGGGTGGGATTGTTAGGAAGGGAGACGGGGAAGGACCTAAAATTGCATTTGAGGAATATTTTAAAGTTGAATTCGATGAACAAAATCGCGTGCCCGGATGCTTTGGGGGTTATGATCCTATTATGTATTGTTGTAGGGATTGTACGGACAACGTTGAATGCAAGGAAACGTCCAATAAGGTTAAAAGCAAGGAAACCAAGGATGATATCGGAGTATTGGCCGAACCTGAATCGGAGTTGGTTCCTGAGTATGCAGGGGAACCCGAAATATGGCCATGTAGGCCTAAGCCGGAAAAGGAAACTCCTGACCAGATGTGGGCTCATGTTGCTTATTATATTGGGTCTATAAAGCAGCAGGGCATAAGACGAGTTGAGGAAGATATTCAAGCGAGACTAGATAAAATTTTGGGAGGAAGATAATATGTTAAATCGTGTGGTATTAATTGGTAGATTAGTTCGAGATCCGGAATTACGGTACTCTCCAAGTGGTGTTGCCGTGTCGAATTTTACGCTCGCAGTTGACCGTAAATTCAAGAACTCGGAAGGTCAAAAAGAGGCAGATTTCATTCCGTGCGTTGCGTTTAAGCAGCTTGGTGAATTGGCCGCTAATTGGTTGGCGAAGGGGAAGCAATGTTCGGTAGATGGGAGAATACAGGTTAGGAACTACAACGACAAAGATGGTCAAAAGCGTTGGGTTACAGAAGTGATTTGTGAAGATATACATTTTCTTAGTCCAAAAGACGCGCAACAAGGCGATAACAACACAACAAGCGGAAATCCTTCATACGGAACAGAGGTTAATTTAGATGATGGAGATTCTATCCCATTCTAATCTAAAATAAATAGGGGTGCATACTAACCAATCACCCCCCAAAAGGAGGCCCGTATGAAAAACACAAAAACAAACAGACTAAAAACCCTCTACCCCACGCTCTCCGATCTCGAAAAGGCAATAGAAAAGTTTGGTAACGTATCAAAGCTTGCTTATCATTTAGGAATGAGTCGGACAACTATTACAGATTACAGGTTGGCACTGGACGGCAATTGTACTATCAGAAGTGGCAGGAAGTACATGAAGGATTGTGAGCTGGACGAGAATATTCGCAAGGTTGTCGAGGGTGCGGGTGTTGTTGGGGTTGGGGAATGCCATCAGTGGATGGGGACGACGAAGATATGAGGGGGATTTTGGAATGAGTGATGTTAAATTTACACCGGGTCCGTGGGAAGTTGTAAATACTGATGACAACTTATGTATGAGTATGACGGTAATTACTCCTAGAGGATTGTTTGAAAGAAATGAAACTAACGGCATGTTAAGTGATGAGTCGTCTGATAAATTAGGAAAAATTATTGCCGTTACCTTTCATCAAATCGACCCTATTGTTGGGCTTGAAGCGTGCGATAAGAATGAGGATGATGGGAACGCTCGACTTATTGCTTCTGCACCCGAAATGTACGAATCCTTAAAGATCTACGAATCATGGGAAGCGGAATTACTTATGGAAAATAGTGTATGGGTGAACGGTTTGCCGAGGTTTACGCAATCGCTATACGACAAGTGGATGGAGATACAGGGGAAGAGGAATGAAGTGTTGGGTAAAGCGGATGGTAGGGTATGATCACAATACCTGGCAAGCCATTAGGTAAGCAAAGGGCTAGAACGTTAAAAAGCGGTAGGAGTTACACGCCGGACCAAACTGTAAATTATGAAACTTACGTCAAGATGTGCTATGTCGAGCAGGGAGGGAGAAATTTGGGTGGGACAGATTTACTATGGATGGAGATTGCTGCTTTCTACCCAATCCCTAAATCGACAAGCAAGAAGAAGGCCGCCTTAATGGAGGGTGGGGAAATACGTCCAACCGTAAAGCCTGACCTAGATAACTGCATCAAAATAGTGGCAGATAGCTTGAATGGCATAGCTTATAAAGATGATAGCCAGATAGTATCTGTGGTAGCTAATAAATTCTATAGCGATGCTCCAAGATTAGAGATTAAGATTGGCATTACTACTGCTAAAACGCAACGGTATCCTTTAGTCTAAAGTGAAAAAGAGAACTAAAGCAACGCAATAATAGAGCAATAATAGGAGGATGGTAATGAAAATTAAGTGTTTAAAAAAAGTTGTAATGAATTTTGATGGCATAGTCGCCTTTGTTAAGGGGAAAACATATGAGGCTAATGAGGATGAGGACGGGGGATTTCGTATAACCAATGAGCAGAATTCCCCACATTGGGGATCATATGAATGGGTAAATGAGAATTTCGTTTTCCTAGAATTGAGGGGTATTAACATTATTCCCACTAAGTTAATGCACACCACAGACCCTATATTCCTTCCATACCGCAAGCACGCAAACGATGCAGGAGCAGACCTAAGAGCTCGGATAGAGCAGCCAATAAGATTGCATCCTGGTCAACTATACAAAATACCATCGGGCGTTGCTATAGAGATACCATGCGGATATGTCGGACTACTGCAGCCACGTTCAGGGGCATCGGGTGAGGGTAAATTAACAATAACTGGAACTATCGACAGTTCGTATCGCGGGGAAATGTCCATGAATATATTTAATCCTCTCGACTCGAATTATGTAGTTATAAACCCAAAAGAGCGCATTGCCCAACTGGTGGTGGTTCCATACTTACAAACTGAGTTTGTTCAAGTTGATGAGCTGGGGGAGAGCGAGCGCGGAATACAGGGCTTCGGAAGCACAGGAAAGGAATGATTATGATAGACAACAATACCTGTCCAGAATGTGGCCAAAGGATTAGGAATGAAGGGGGTTGCGTTACGTGCCCTAATCCTGTGTGCGCATGGAGTGTTTGCTCATGATTGATGAATTGAGAGGGATCATGAGTATTGTTGCTATATTTATGAGTTTATATTTATTTGGAACCCATAATGTTGCGGATGCCATCTACTTAGGAGTGATGGCGGTATGGGTTAGGCCTTAAAAATAGAGGGGGAAAAGGAATTATGAAAAGAGTAATTGACGGAGTTGGCAAAGATGCTCCAATAGAAAAGAACGAATCCGGGGGAAGACAGTCAAATTCTGGGTATCGCTTTGATTTGATAGATCCTAAAGCATTATTTGCTACTGCTAAGGTATTGAAAGAGGGATTCGATAAGTACGGAGAGGATAACTGGCGAAAAATACCAACTAGCGATCACTTAAACCATTTACTAGTTCATGCGTACGCCTATCTTGCGGGGGATCGCCAGGATGAGCACCTTAGCCATGCTGTATGTCGAGCTATATTCGCCTTGGGAGTAGATATTGATACTAGAGAGGAGATGGAAGATAAGTGTTAATGGATAAAATTAGGGCAAGTCTGGACAAGAGATATAATACGGATTTGACTGTAAAGCTGGCTGATATGGGATTTACTCCTACGACTTATCATAGGCTGAGACGCGCAGGGATAGAGATTGTAGGGGATTTGGTTAGGATGTCGTGGAAAGACCTCATGGGGCGCAGGAACATCGTTAGAGGGGATTGTGTGGAGGTTAAAGAGAAGTTGGAGGATATGGGGTTGGCTCTCAGGAAGGATGGAAAGTAATGAACCTAAAAATACGCCTAAAGTTTAGTGACATCATAAAGCTGGTATTCGGTGGCGATGTGATGGTATTGGACCCGTACAGCAACAGTATTTATATAGTGAAAAAGGGGGAGGATACTGGAATTTATAAGGAGTAGGAAGGGGAATGGATGATGTTCTACGGATTAAAAGACAGGAATA